CTAAAACAGTGGCTAAGTTAGTAGCGGTTGTGGTTTCAGTTCGTGCAATTCGTAACGCTTGTGCTTTAAACCAACCAAATTTATTTTGAAGGTTGCGTGTTATTTCTGCAACGCTTAAATTGTTTTCGTAACCGTCTGCAATAACTTTTATAATTGATTCGATTAAGGTTTGATGTACTGAGACGATTCTTAACCCAGCGTTTGTTTGTAACCATTGATTAATTACTCTTTCAAAATCTATATCGGCTTTTAATTGCCTTGCAGTTCGTCTGTATTGCGCACCTATTAAAACATTGTATAATTCAATATACATTGCCTTTATTTGGCTTTCGGTAACGTTAGAATAAATCAAAGCATCATAAGTAAGTTTAGCCATATTGCCAAAGGGTATATTATTGACTATTGCCAATACATTACGCCTTACAACTCTATATGCTTGTACTTCTTGTCTTATTCTAAGTTTGTCCATTTAAATCTTCTAAGGTTGGGTCGTTTAAATTAACTAAGTTGTTTGGAATATAAACTTGCTCCATCATTTCATCGTCTAAAATAGGCTCGTAATTAAATACCTCACGTCTTTCGTTTAGTGTTAATGGAACTGTATTAACCCATTTAGCCATCGTTTGCATATCGGTTTGCATTTCGGGCATTTGGGTAATATCAAATTCTAATTCTGCATTTTCGTAACCTTTAAACTTACGGATAAACTCGGGATTAAGATAAGAAGCCAATAAATCTAAATCGGGCTTGATGTTATCAATCATTACCCTTTTACGTGCTTCGATAAGTGTATCGGTAAAACCACCGCCGCCCGTTGTGCGTCTATCTTCATTTAGTAAGTTAACATCCCAATTTAAACAATTTGCAAGTGTACGTCTGTCATTGCTTAAAAAGTCAAAAGGCTTTAACTCGTCGGTTGTTAATGAAATTCGGGTAAATCCTATCTTAGCACTTGCGCCCTTGATATTAGCTAACCTTTCGCTAGAGTTATCCATTTCAACGATTCTATCTTTTAACTCTTGCGCTTGTTCTGCCGTTAATGCTGTTTGTGCATCGGCAGCGTGTACGAAACCGTAAACACCGCTATTTTGCGAACTCTTAACATTGCTATCAATAAAACTATTAGAACTATTGATATTTCGGATTGCCGCCATTAATTCGCTATAACCGTATAACTGTGTACCGTTGTAGTCAAAGAATGGATTAGAACGCTTAATATGAATGATACTATCGGCTTCAAACTTAATAAACTGATTGCCTTGCTCCATAACGTAGTAGTCAATCGGGTTATCCGTGCCTATCATTGCTGCATTAGGCTTTAAGACTATCTTAACCCAATGTGAAGGTAATATATGTAGTTGTAACGGTATGCCTTTATTTATACCGTCTTGTGGTGTCATTTTATAGAAATAAACATTACCACAAACTTTTAGGTATAGCTTGTAAAGGAAAATTAAATCGTTCCACGTTTGCAAAGTGTTTGGACGCTCTAACGGCATTGGTAAATACTCGTCCGAATATGTTTCCGCTTTTATCTTTGTTAATTGTTTCTTTTGCTGAACTGTTAACTCAATCGGGAATGACTTTACTAAAGATAGTTTCTTTTCGTCTTTTATCTTTTTAACGTAAAAAGGGACGACAGTAGACTTTGATGCCATTTGGTTAACCATTGCATTAACGTCGGGATTCTCACCGTAACCCCTAACTAATAACGTGGCTAAGTCTTGGTTATATGTATTTGTTTGACCACCTAACAACCTAAACACCGCTTCATACAATTTGTTTTGTGTATATGTTTGCGGATTGCGAAAAGCCTCCCAAGCCGATTGAAGTCTATTTTTTGCCATTATATTATATTTTGTTTCAAAGATATAAAAATTATTTATATTAATTCTAAATAACGATTAAAATGTGAAAAACGTTTGTCTAAGTTCAAAATAAAACCGCATAGCCATAGCATCGGAATAATCGGGAGAGTGACCGATTAACTCTTTTACTTTCTCTTTTGGTAGTATTCTCAGCTTACCGTCTTGGTCTATCTTATCTCTTTTTACTTGCTCTAATTCCTTAACGATAACATCCTGAATGTCGGTGCTGTCACAGTTAACATAAAGTTTGTTTTGTTGTATCGCTTCGGCTAATTTATAATAACATTGCGTTTTTAGGTTTTGATATTCTACTGTTAAGTTTTCCTCTTTTAATGCCTTAGAACCATTAACAAACCCTTTACATTTTACAATATCCACAACACCGCCACCTACACCGTCCTCATCTGCAATAACATTGCTTAAAGGCACTTTGTGTTTATTCATTAGCGATTTTATAGCGTTTGCGGTTTCTGTTATACTTGACTTATCGAGTGTGAATATTTCAACAACCCGAAACCCTGACCAAACAAGTATAACCATCTTATCGCTACCATAACGGGCAATGTCAGCACTAATAAACATATCGCCACTATCAACAAAATCATTGGTAAAGATATTCTGTATCTTATCGAAGTCGATTAACCTTGCGGGGTCGTTATCAAATTCCCAATTACCATAATAAAGACGCTGTTTACTGTTTTCGTCTAATGCGAGTAAACTATCTAAATAAGACGGCGGTAAGTTTGGGTTATCAGTAGGTAAAGATTGTATAAACTTTCTGCTTTCAGGCATCGTGCCGTTTGCAGTTGGCAAATAAAACTTTGAGTAAGTCCAATTTTTTGCGGGGTTACAAGTTCCTAATATTTTAGGAATAAGGTTATAGTCTGTTAGCTTGTAACGAATACGGGAGGTAACTATTTGCCAAGCCTTAAAAGATATTTGATTACACTCATCAATAAACGCACCCGTTATCTCTAAAGAACCTAAACTATCAAAGTTTGGGTCTGCTGGATAAGAATACAAATCTTTTAAAAGTATTTCACTCCCGTTTGACCACGTTATAACGCCCGTTTGACTGTTGTAGTTGTAGTCTTTAGATAGTTTAAGTTTTGAGGTTAATTCAAAGAAAGTATTAAGGGTTGTTTCTTTTAACGTCTTAAGTTTTGAACGTCCTATCAACCACCTTGTAGCGGGATAAGTTTGGCATTGTTCAATTATCCAAAGAACCCCTAAAGCTGATTTACCACCACCCGCAGCACCTCCGTAAAGTATCTCTTTAGTTACATTGTCTTTTAGATAATAGACAGCGTGTTCTTGTTTAAGAAGTAGTTTCATTTGGTTTTATTCCTGAACCCAAACTAATAACGTTCGACGTAATTTCACCCTCCAAAGCGTTGGTCTGCATAGATAGTTTTCTCAGCTCTTCATCAGTAGACAGCAACTTCATTAAACCCATTTGTAAAGTAGCGTTTTCTGATTCATACCATTTTTTACGCATCAAAACTTTAGTGTTTGTTTTCTCTTTAAATATCGCCTCTTTTATTGCTTCCGATTTTTCCAACTCTAAACCGTAAAAAGTAGATGAGGCACAAGGCAAAAATGCAATTACGTCTTGAATAAAAAACAAGTTATTTTCTGTAATAGCTTTAACGGCTTTCTCTTCTAATTCCTTTTTATTGTATGCCATCTTTTATTCATTTCGAACAAGTAAAACCTACCTTATGCGATAAAGTAGGTAAACAGAGTCTTTAATTTACCTCTGCCTTGTAGTTAGTTTAACCCTAATGTCCTTAACTTAATTGTGTTTTGTATTTCTTCAAATATAGCTGATTCAAATTGCAGTATGAAATCTGCACCACTAATGACTACACCCATATTTTCGCTGTCTACTACATAAACGCCATCTACTCGGTTAACATCGAAATAAAATTGTCGGTACTCTTGTCCTTCCTCTGTATCGATAAGTAGTTTGGCTGTTATCATATAAGCAAATATACAAAACTTTTATTTAGAATCAATTTAAATTACAAAAAAAGTTTAAAAATGTTTGGTTGGTATTATTTTAATTACTTATATTTGTACGGTAATCAAATAACAAAATTATGGCAACTATTAAAAAACCAAGTAAAGCACAAGTTAAGTTAGATACTTGTAAAGATTTAGAAAAAACAATATTGGCATTAAACAATGGTGCTAAATTAGTTTTTGATAATGTTTTCGGCTACGGTGTTGAATATCCTACTGGGGGTTACTTTAAAATAACTAAAACAATTCACGATAAAATAACTAAAAACTTTTAATTATGGACTTATCAACTTGGGGATACGAAAGCGGAAGCCCCGTAAACAATTACGAAGAGTTTAAGGAATACACCAACGAAGAGTTATTCGAGATTTACTGCGAAAACAACGAAGTACCTGATGTAATTATAAATTACGTTAGCGAATTAGAAAAAGAAATAGGGAAATTAAGAAAACAATTAAATGATAAGTTATGAACTCACACATTATACCATCAGCAACAATAGCCAAAATAAAAAAGCTAAACATAGAAATTGAAGGTTTGCGAGAAGTTCGGGCTTTTGCAGGACTTAAACCAAAACAAGCGTTAAAGCTAACCAACAAAGAAAATAAATTAAGTAAAATTTTAAAACAGTTATAATGGGAACAACAACCACACCGAAATCAGACTTGGAAATATATCAAGCGTTACGCATAGAAGCGTTAGAACAAAGAAACGCCTATTTAGAAAACGAAATAAAACAAGCTAAAGACTTATTTCAAGACATCATAAACGATTGGGAAGTGTCAATCTTTGAAGAAGTTAAACCAAACGTACTCGACGATATGTTTCAAAACCCCTTACAACAACTTAATAATTTATTCTAATGAAAAGCGAAACAATACAAGAGCAAACGTATAGATTACGACAATTAGCAATCAAAACGGCAAAAGAAACCAAACATCAATCCTTTACCTATATCGGTAGAGGGTTGGTTAAAAAGGTTGTTATTTAATTTGTTTCTTAATAATATTTTTAATACCTTTGAGAAACTTTAAAACTTAAATTTATGAAAGAATTATTAACGGCTTTAGCCAATGTAAAAAAGGAAGTAGGCACTTTGTCTAAAACAGAA